GGATGGGGCCCCCAGGAAAATGGAATTCCCCGCTCTCGTATCGTGGAATTGACAACGCCACCCGACTATGCTAAGCACTTGACAAACGTGGCGTGGTGTGCATTGCGGTGGCCGTTACTGACCGGACGTTCGGTACGGTGGCGGCCGGCGCACACGGAAGCGTCCCGCCCCCTGGGTGAGGGGGCGGGACGCAGGAGGGGACGGGGCTACTTGCCTGCGACGAGTGCCCGTGAGTAGATGGGTCCGAAGCGTGCGGGTGTGTCGGATGATTGGAATCCGGCGAGTGATGCGCCTTGGTTGAAGGCGTCTGTGTAGGTGCCTACTTGGAGGCCGTCCGCGTAGACGGTGTACACGGAGCCAACATGTAGCACACCGAGTCTGATGCCGGGGTAGAAGAGTACTTGGGAGACGTTGAGTAGTTGTGTGGCGCCTCCTGCGACGATCTTTTGGACGAGGAGGGTGGGTGGTGTGCCGGTGGTGAATCCGAAGCGCCAGTAGTTGGATGTGTCGGCTCCACGGAACACCAGCCAGCCTTCGCCGGTTGCACTGGAGAGGGCGTTGATGATGATTTCGGTGTATCCGTCGGCGGGGACGGTGGCGACGGCTTTGGTGTTGCCGGTGGCGGTGGGTGCTGCCTGCCTGGAGACGATGCCTGGTGTGCCTGCCCAGACCGCCCAGGCGGCGCCGGAGGATTCGACGTTGCCCAACGATGCGCCGTCTGCGCGTGACCATGCCTCGCCCATGACGAACGGGGCGATGGGTACGCGTGCGGCGAGGATGTTGTTTGCGGTGGTGAGCGGGGTCTGTGCGTACCCTGCCACACCGTCACTGAGGATGGTGCGGGTGATGGTGACGTTGAGGTTGTTCATGTTGACGAGGTTGGTGTTGCTGCCGATCACGGAACCGGCAAGGTTGAGCTCGTCGATGGTGCCGGTGCGGGAGCCGCCCACGGAGACGGGCGCTTGTTGGGTGCCGGGGACGGCGGGCAGGTGCCGGACCACGGCTTTGATGCGTTTCGCGGTCGGTGAGAGCAGGGCAATCGGGTAGCTGGTGGTGCGCAGGTTCACGTAGCCGAGATCGATTTCGCCGTAGGTGCCGCCCGTGGTTTGTGCCTGGGAGATGTCGTCCCCGATGCACGCACCTTGCCCGGTGCCGGTGCCGCTGATTGTACCGTCGACCATGATACCGTCCACCAGCCAACCAGCGCCTGCCAGTACTTTGAAAACGTTCAGGGACGTGTTGTCCGCGATGACGGAGCCCACCGTGACGTTCACAATGTCACCGGCCGTGGACTGTTGGGCCGAGTAGTCCCCCGCGGTGAACGCGAACAGGTCATCCCCTGACGCGCCCTTGATGTAGTCAACCCTGCCGTTGGCTGCGGGACCGTTGATCTGTGCTGTGACGCTCGCGGAGTTGGATTGGCGGATGCGGAGCCAAAAGTTGGTGACGGAGCCGAGGCCCACGCCACGGGACACGGCGGCGGACGTGTATTTGTCGACGTCGATGTGGAGGCCGTCGACGTGGCGCAGGAAAATGACGCCGTAGCCTGGTGCGGCGGCGACGTTGTTGCCGTTGTCCAGCCAGCGGACAAGGATTTTGATGTTCCGGTCCACGTTGTTCACGGTGGCGGCTGCCGCTGTGACCGGGGCGGTGGCGAGGCAGGGGCGCCCGTCGAGGGTGGTGAGGGTGACGGTCCCGGCGCCGGTGTTGATCGCGGTGACCTTGCCCACGAGCGGGCCGAGCCCGTTACCGCCCGCCCCGGCGATGGTGAGCATCTGCCCCACCACTGCGGTTGACGCGAGCGCGGTGGTGACCACGTTCGAACCGGACGTGGTGGTGGCCGTGCCGGTGGTGACAGGGTTCTTTTCCGAGTAGTTGCGGATTGCGTGCGCGTTGGTACCGTTGTTGACGCGCACCGTGGAACCGGAAAGGTCGAGGATAGTGTCAGCACTCATGACCAGTTCGGAGCCGAGCAGGTAGGTGACTCCCGACTTGCCGATGACCTTACCGCCGCCCGCGGTGCGTACCGCGTCCAGTGCTGTCTGGAGGGCGGGCCGGTCGTCGGTGCCGTTCGAGTTGCCAAGGTTGATGACAAGGTTGCCCTGGTTGGTGATGTTCGCCAGGATCTTGTCCTGCACCCTGTTGGGAAGGTTCCCGTCCCGGTCAACTTCGAGCGGTTCCCACTGTTGCTGTGTCATTATGCGCCAATCTTTGTGATGATCCGGTCGAGCTTTTCGTTGACGGTGGCGAAGTTTTGCCGGTTCCACCCGAACTCTGCTTCGGCGGTGGTCGGGTCGCCGGAGGGGAGTCCGTCGGACCCGTATTTGGTGATCGGTGCGGTGAGGATGGACCCGGCTTGTGTGCGTAGCGCCCACCAAATGTCTTTGAGCATCTGGAACGCGTTCCTGCTGCCGTCGTTGACGGCGGTTTCTGGGAGGTAGTGGGTGTCTGACATGTTAGAGGCCTTCCGGTCCGAAGAGGTCGAGGATGAATTGTTGGGTGTCGAAGGGCGGCGCGATGTTGGCGACGACGGGGTAGCTTGCAACGTCTTCGGTCCACCCGAGGAGGTTGAGTGTCATCTTGCCCCACTTGGCGTAGTAGGCAATCAGGTCGTCAATGCTTGGGTGGTGGTGGGGGACGGTTCCGAGGTCGGAGGATGACCATACGGTACCATCCGGCATGAGCGTCGCAACGTGACCGTTGGGCTCAATTTCGATGGTGAACCAGATCGGCACCGCACACCCTGCCGGGAAGTCCGTATCGGTGTGCTTCATCGTGGAGTTAGTCCATGCTTCGGTGGCCGAACCGTAACGGATGGGGAGGTTGAATGTTTCCCGCACGTATTCAAGGCACATTCCGCGCCGACATGGAATGTCGGGGGTGGGTGTTATGAGTTGTTGGTAGCTCATTAGGAGTAGCGTTCCTGGAGGCGGTCGGTGGCGTTGGGTGCTTTTGGGCCTTTCCAGGCGTCGTAGATGCCCCACATGCGTGCCTGGTCGGATTCGAGGTCGCCTAGCCGGCGTTCGATGACTTCCGGGTTGAGGGTGCCCACGCGTGAGACCAGCACTGTGAGCAGCGCACCTTGGGACACTAGCTGTTTAAGTATCCACGCCAACAGTGCGAGGATGGCGGCTCCGAGGAGTCCTAACACCCATGTTACGAGTTCCATTGGGATGGTCATGCGTTGCCCCCTACTTCTTGAATATCTCCAAGAAAGCGTTACGTGTTTTTGGTTCGTCAAAGAGAACTCTACCGTGTCGGAACGCACTGCGGAGGTATTGTAACAACTTGTCGTTGGGTAGCATCAGTGTTTTGTCCTCATTCATGCGTGCGGGCAGCATGGTGAACACTGTTTCCTGTTTGGGTAGTTTCGCCTGACAGTAGTATTGGTTGCCGTCCTGCCACACACTGAATGTCATGGCGGGCACTTCCAGTGTGTAAATGTAGTGTGCGGCGGGTGGTTTGAACTCGACAAGGTTATCTGAGTTGTCCGAAAACTGGTTGCCCAACGCGTAGTCGGCGTAGTCGGTTCCGGCGATGAACTTGCCGAACTTGGTTTGGAACGCGGCGTTCGCGAAGTCCGAAGCTTCGGGGAAGTCGCACACGATGAATCCTTGCGCGTTGCCCACGTCATACCGTTTCACCTCCGGTGCGGGGCGTATCTCCCAGGTGATGAAATACGGGTTGTCGATCGATACCGCGTTCGCGAGGAAGAGGACACGGGTTTTGTCTTTCCACCGGTCCACGGTCGAATAAAAGTTATTGAAGGCGGTCGCCTCTTGGGGCAGGTAGTGGATGTTGCCCTCCTCAATGATGAACTCATCAAAAATGATGAGCGTCACCAAAGGGAAGGACGTGCCCTTCTGGGACTGTGCGGTAGAGAGCGGCCGGAAAAACCCCATCGTCACCCAGACAGGTTTGCCCTTCTCGTCCTTCCGTTCCTTATCCTGCCACTGCGCCTCCCCGCCGTTGATACGGAACACCTCGTCAGGGAACTCCGCCCCGATGTCAGCGAAAAACGTGGTCCGCGCCGAGGCTAGTTCCTCCTTGTAGCGTCGCAACAGGATGAACTGCTCACCCCGCTTCAGGAAATTCCGGATCGCCTGTTTCTTCGCACCATAGGTTTTGCCCAGGCCACGCCCGCCCACCACGAAGTTATACGTCCCGTTATAACTCCACAGGCGGTCAAAGTTGTAATAAGGGAGCTTGACGGTCGTAGCCATTACACACTCACCCCGTGCGCCCGGAGGACCGGTATAGGGTCTACCGGGTTCCCGTACGGTGGTGGCCACGGGGACGCGATGTTGCCGGCGTATGTTTCGAAGTGCAGGTGTGGGCCGGTCACGTTGCCGGTCGCGCCCATGTCCCCTATCTTCTGCCCCGCCGTCAACGTGTCCCCCACCGAGACAAGAATCGACCCGGCAACCATGTGGAAGAAATTGAACGTGTAGGAACCGTCCACGGCGTGACCTTTGACATACCTGCCGGCGGTCCCGCTCGAGGGATCGGAACCGGTGCCGTCATACGCGACGGTCACCACCATAGGGCACGGTGCCACGACGTCGGCCGCTCCGCCCGCGGCGGGAACAAAGTCACAGCCGTAGTGGAAGCCGCCGTTGATCGGCGCGGTCCCGCCAGGGGTGGGGCGCGGCCCATACGGGGAACTTATGCTGATCGCCCCTGCGGCGTGCAAAGGCAGCACCCAGGAGCCAGCGCCGGGTGGGGGTGGCGGTTGTACCGGTGTGGGGTTCGCGGCGGCGGTGCGGGGCACCCACTGCCCCCTGCCTGAGGGGTAGTAGAACACGCGTTCCCCGTTGGCGAAGGACAGGATCAGGTGGTCCCCGGATTCCTGGATGAGTTGTGCGTTGCCGTTCGGGACCACGGGCGGCGGTGGAGGCGGCGGAGTGGTGCCGCCCGTCGAGCCAGCACTGATCAGGTCGTAGGCGATCTGGTAGCGGCGCCCGTACTGCCCCAAGGTTGGGTTGGCGAGGATGGCGTCACGCATCTGCGTCAGGGTGGGGTGTGGTGTACCGGCCGCTGCGGCAAAAGCGGTGTCCGCGTAGGCAGGGCCTTGGTGGTAGGCGGTGAAAAACATGATCATCGCCGCCGTGTCCGCGTCCGGGTCCATCCCCAGGGAGGCGGCGTGCGTCTTGTATACGTCAAGGTCTGTGATCAGTTGGGCATTCTGCTGAGACACAGACCTGGACAAGGAACCCATGAGGGAGTTGCCCTCCGATTGGGTAAGGTACCGGGTGTTCCAGAACGGGTCGCTCGACGCGATGTCCGTCACCTGCGTATCAATGGACGCGTCCACACCGTACCAGTTCGCTGAGTTGGTTGTTTTGATCACAGACAACATGTTCGCCGCACGCGTGCCAAACCACTGCGCAATACCAACAGTGATCGGGTCACCAAAGTTAACGGCAGAATAGTTGAGGTTGCTCTCAACAGTGCCGATCACTTTGACAGCTAGTAGTTGGGCCGTGGCGTCGTATGTCATAACGCAAGAATACCCCGGCAACGTTTGCGCCGGGGTATTCATGGTCTAGCTGAGTGTGCGGTTAATCCGCCTTCTGTGGAGACCGGAAACCACTACACGTAAATTATCGCGCATGAGAGAGGATGAATGCAATTTCTTGGTCGCGGTCGATGTTTACTTCCATGGTTTCGTCGTGCCCACCGGTGCGTCCGATGCAGGTGGTGTTGGCTCCGACGGTCGCCGCGAATGACGTGGTGAAGCTGGGCAGACACAGCGTGTCGGAGAGTCCGTAGTTGAGTAGGATCGGGATGTTGTCAAAGATGTGGGTGTTGGCCATGACGTACGGGTTCTTGACAGTATCCATGGTGGACGGGTCATAGTGTCCGCCGTAGCACGAGTCGATGATACTGGCGAATCCGCCACGGTTGTTCGCCCAAATGTCGCCGATGTTGATCACCGGCTTATAGATCGACAGGCACGACACTTTGTCAGGGTTTTGGGACGCCCAAATGAGTGCGTTCAAACCGCCCATGGAACCGCCCGCAATAGCCACCTTGCCCGGTTTCACGCCCGGTTGGGTTTGGAGCCAGTTGTAGGTGGCGGTCATGGCGTTCATGGCCCGCTCGTTACCCCACGTCTGCTGCCCACCAAAGTCACCGGACACGCCCAGTACGCCGTTGTCCGAGAGTCCGTTGGTCCGGATCCCGGAGCGCCCGTAGTTCAGGTCGATGTCGGCCCTGCCGCCGGCCCCGTGCGTGTACAACACCGGGTACATGGGCGCGGAGGGGACGATGCGTGGCCGTGCCACGATCTGTAGCTCCCCCGGCGTGGTCAGGCCGGTGTGGGTTGTGGCGTACATCAGACCTCCTTGATTTCGTCGAGCTCCAGAAGTCGAAGCAGGTCGTTTACCATACCCAGGACAGCTTCACGCCGGTCCATGGCGTTTCGCTTTTCATCAAGCCAGTTAGGTCGCCCGGTGTCCCGCTCCAACCTGTCAAGACCGCCATTTTCTCTAACCTCGATAATGATTCTCACTTAGCACCCCTCAACGAACAGGGTGCTGGCATTGCCGTTGGGGTTGGTGGTGGCGTCGTACCCGTCCATGAGTGCATGGCCGCCGGAGTTGATGGCCGTCCACAACTGGACTTTGACCGTGTTCACCGAACCGGGGGTGAGGACGGGCAGGAGCATGCTCTTGCTGTGGGAGCGCCACTTGGAGTCCACCGCATCAGACCATGAGTTGAGGAAGAAACCGAAGAAAGACCCATTGAGCATGAGTCCCGCACTGGTCATGGCGTTCGCGTACGTGTTGGACAGATCAGCGGCCAGGGTCACTTTGACGCGCTGGGTTCCGGCGGTGAACGTCACTGCCATACCGGGTACGTCAGCCCCACCCACGGAGGGACCATAATTGGCGGTATCGAACTTGGTCCCAAGCTGGACGCTGCCGAACACCCCGCCGTGGCTGATCAGGAACCAGGAGGTGCCGTCGCTGTAGTAGGTTTCCAGAACGTCATAGGCGGTGTACGTGTACCCGGCGCGTACGGTGTTCGCTGCGGGTCGGGACAGATAAGTCCCACGTCCACTAGGTGCCGGTAGTTGCACACCGGGCACAAGTAGGTCTCCGCCGAGGGTCGCAACACCATTGGCCGCGCCTTTCTGTGAGAGTGGCACGAGCGCGTTGAAGCGTCCGTCCAACGTGGTGGACGACAACCGCCCGGTGCCCACAAGGGTGTTGAGGGTGTCGAGCTGGGTTTGGAGACCCGTGAATTGTCCGCCCAACGTGGTAGAGGACAACCGGCCCGTACTGGTGAGCGCGTTCAGTGAGTCCTGGACGGTTTTGGAACCGAACAGGGCCGTCAGTGCGACCGACATTTCGGAGGCGGGAGTGTTGATCAGGGTAGCGGCGGCATGGTCATTCAACGCCTGGAGACTGGCGGTGACGTTCGCCATGTACGCGTTGAACTGGGTGGTCCACGAGACACTTGTGGTGTCGATGTGCGCAGTTGCGGTTGCGAGTGCCGTGTTCAGTTGGGTAAGAATACTACCCATCTCGGTGTTGACTTGTCCGATGAGGGACGAGTTGATGAAGTCAATGAGTCCCTGCAATTCCTCCAAATATGTTGTGCCGTCCCTATAGGTGAACGGCGTGACATTGGTGAGGGCTGGAAGGTATGGCGGATACATGGTGAGTGGTGCGCCCGGTGTGACAGTCATTTAATAGCTCCATATCGAGTAAGACGAGTCAGTGTATTCGTCACCATTGTTCCAGACCATCATGAAAAGTGCTTCCAAGTCGGCAATAAGCATCATGTCAATGTTGACGACTGCCGCCCGTGCACGCATGATCAGTTCGGAAGCGTGACCCTGGTACCCCTTCGTTTCCGAATTATCATCCCGGTTCCCCGTGTCCGTACGGTCGTCCGTGCTGGAGCCGGTGCCGGTGGTCTCGCCGATCACATCATTCAGTGCGGTCGCGTAGTCCTCGTCCCCCGACAAAGCCATCTGGGGTGTGTCCGAGGCCACGGTACGGGACTTGGAATCGGAGCCGGAGGTTTGGGAGCCGGTGCCGTGCGTGGTGCCCGTCGTCGTGCCCGTCGCCAAGGTTTTGATATCAATGGTCGAGAGCGGATCGATGCTGATCGCTGACAGGACATACTGCTGGTTGTAGTACGGCATGATTTCGTTCATTTTGCGTCGCAACGCCAGCCGGAACATGGATATGGATTCCTGCCCTATCTCCCGGTTCCAGAAGTGGTCAATGATTTTCTTGTTCAACAACGGCCGGTACGGTTCCTCCCACACCGGATACGTGTCCAAACCGATCAGGTCCGCCTCGTACTGGTCCGGGTTGGTCACATCCCCACCCTGGTAAGCGATCACGTCTTTGAGTGTCATGGTGAAAGTAGCCATTAGAAGTCCCCCGTCGCGATCATGGCAGCATAGGCTGGTTCAAGGTCAGCGTTCCACTGGGCTGAGACACTCAGACCGTACAGCTTGTTGATGAGGGTTGCGGCGTACCGGCGGGACGCCATGGCAATGTTGCGGGAGCCCAGGGTTTGTTCGTCGTTGGCGTCCACCTCGTCCGCCACTAAACGTTCCTTCTTGTCCTGATTCGCATTGTTGATGCCCAGCAACCCCATGCACTCATTCCAGAGTTTGGTTCGGGCAATCTGGAGCTCGGAGATGACGCCCATGGTGGGTCCCACGTCGAGGGACTCGATAGCCGAAGTGTCGAACGCGGTGTTTACTGGGATGACCGGCAACCCCTCCTCAACCATCCGCATCAGGTTCGCCATGGACAGTTGAGAGTTTTCATCCGTTTTGACGAGCTTGGTGAACCGGCTGTTACGGATCGCGATTTCGATGGTTTGGTCCGCGCGGGCCAGTTTCCCAGCATATATTTGAACGATGTCAAGGTCAGGGCAGCGCATGGTGTTGGCCCAGATCGGCACACACTCCGCTGGCATCTGGATTTGTTCTTCCGTCTCCGGGTTCACGATGACGTGCGCCCCACCTTCCAACACTTTGGAGTTGAACATCAGGTTCCCGGTGACCGTGAATTTGGTCGGGTTGTCGTAATGGTTGACCGGCCCCATGTCGGACGCCCGCAACGCCAGGAACCGGTCAAAGTCCTTATCAAAATAGAACACGGACAAGCCGCGGTAGAACAGGGTGGTTTCGAGGAACCGCTCGTCAATACTGTCAGGCAGACCCACCCATTTGAACCGGTTCACGGCAAGTTCGGAGAGGATGCGGACGTACATGAGTTCCGTGGCGGCTTGCTGATTTTTGGTGGGGTTGTTTTTCCGCCGTCCCCCGTTCAGATGGTCCCGGTACATGCTGTTGAATACTGCGTCGCCGGTGGCACCCATCAGAGCACCACCCCAGCCAGGGGGATGTTGTCCCCGATGTCCATGCTGGTCATGTCGGCCGGGTCATTCCACACTGTCACGCCTTTCTCAAAAATGCCCCGGATCGTGTTCTTGAACGTTTCCGGGCAGGATGCTGCGGTCAGGTACGTTTCTTTCATCTTCCAGAACGTGAAGTTCGACATGCATTTCAGGTCCGCCGGCGGGGTCGTGAAACGGTTGATCGCGTACCCGTACCGGAGCCAGTACTCCCCAATGGAGGCCATCACCCCGGACTGGAGACCCCGGATACGGAAATCCACACCCCACTTGTAATTGGCGAGCAGGAACGCATCCCCACCCACCTGCCCGGACACACTCGGCTGGGTAAGTTTGGCGTCCTGCACTTTCGCGTTGATCCCGGCAATGGCGTTCGAATAGTCGCCCTTCGCCGCCCAATCCGCGAGCCCTTTGTTGGTGTCGTTCGCGTACTGGGCTTGCGCGTTACCGGCCCGGTTGGACGCCTGCGAGGCACCCACGTTGATCGCGGTCGACATGTTGCGCTGGTTGGTGCCGATCGCCACGTCGGCGATGCCGCCGGCGATACCGGCCGCCGCCCCTGCCACGGCACCCACCCCGCCGCCGGCCAAAGCGCCCCCAACGACTGCTTTGCCCACGTTCACACCGGCGCCCATGATGGCGGTCTGGTTAGCCAGGGCGTTCTGCGCCATGGCCGCGTTGTTGCTGATCGAGTTCATTTCGCGGCTCGTGTCAATGCCACGGTTGGCCACGTCAAAGGACTGCTGGTTCCCTGCCAAGGCGCGCTGCTGGCTCCAGTCCGCGCTAGTGTGTTGGAAGCTGATGCTGTTGCGGTTCGCGGCCATGAAAGACACATACCCGTTGTTCAGGATGGAGAAGGTGGGCAGGTCGAAAATACCGGTGGTCATGTTCAGGAACTCGCCGCCGTCATAGAACGTGCCCTGTGGGTCGCCGTTCGCGCCCACCGTGTCCGGGGACGTGTTGTACCCGTACGGGTAGAAGGTCATGCGCGGCCCCGGCGGGGCGAAGTGACCGAGGGTCACAAAGTTCAGGTCCGCCGGGATGCACTCCGGTTTGAGCACCAACGGCGTGCCCGTGAAGGACGTCATTTCGACGTTGGAGTACGGGTAGACCTTGAACTTGTTGAGGTGCCGGTAGCGGTACGGCACAATATCGTCACGCCACGCGGCCGGCCCCACGGAACGCCGGTTCCGGGCAAGCTTCACATCACCCACCACCTCTTTCAGCAAACCGCTGCCTGTCGTGGTGATGCCAAAGAACCCTTTGTTGGGGATCACGGTCACACTCATGATGCCTTGGGTTACCCACGGCTTGTCACCGAACAGTGCCAACCAGTTTTTGAAGTCCGCGATGGTCTCCGCAATGTAAATGGATGCCCCGTTCGGCAGGGATTCCATGCTGGAGCCCTTGGCCGTGTTGAGCTTGGGCGCCATCGGGTTGGACGTGCCCGGGTCTGCCAACAAGTCCACGTTGGAGACCACCATGACGGACTGGGTTCCGGCGGGGGTCATGTTGAAACTGTAGGTGTTTTGGATGTTGTATTCGTTGCCCAGGTCGAAACCCTCAGGCACGGTCAAGAAGTCTTTGCCGTTGTTCAGGAAGTTGTTCACATTGGCAACACCCACGTGGCCGCGTTCCACATAGCACCTGCCGAAGGTGACACCGTACCCGAACGTCTGCCACACGTCCAGTTGCAAACTCACCTGCGTGGTGTTGGGTGCCAGGTAGTCCACGCCGGTAATGAAGTAGTAGAACGCCCTAGGGGTGTCACCCTGTTTGACCGGCTGGGCAGGGTTGAACGCGCGCAGGTAGTTGTACGGCAGGATGGTGTTCATGGGCAGGTTCAACCGGACAGGTTGCCCCAGCTTCGCATACGACATGTGGGAGAACGTCGGCCCGGCATGGTCTGTCAGGTACCGGTCCAACGCGGTTTGGTCGTCAAACCTGACTACATCCCGGTACTGCGCATCCCATGTCACGTTCGACAACTGGACGGTGGTGCCCGGACTCCAGACCGCATAGTTGAAGTCCAGCCCGGCACTGCTGCCCGACGGCAGGGTCTGGATGGCGCTCGTCATGACGCCTCACTGACGTGTATGTAACACGTGCCCGTTGAGTCGAGGTCGAACTGCCAGAAACCAGGTTCTATTTCCCTCGCACGTTCATGCGCGATGGAATCCAAAGTCAATTCCTGACCTTCTCTGTAATGCCGTTTGCGTTTCGCCATGTCCGAGGCGAAATAGATACGTGCCACTGTCAGCGCTTCACGTTGGCAATGGCGACCGTGAGCCCGGACACGCCGAGGACGGAGGCGGCGAAGTCGGTCCAGAGGCTTGCCTGGTCCCCGGTGATCTTCCCGAAAGCAACCAGGAGCGGGATGGCTGCGACGCATACACCGTACAGCCAGAGGCGTGCCGCCGGCTGGAGGAGCTGCTTCGCTTCCGCGATGACGGGGTTTACCACCGCGCCCGTGGGTGAAGGCACCACGGGCGCGGGAGACGGTGTAGTTCCCGGGAAAAGGTCTGAGTGGTCGAGTGCCGCAAGGTTCTGTTCAAGGACGGTTGAACCGGACTGAACCACCGGAGGAGTGGCGATGGTGGCAGGTGTGAAGTTGGGTGTGGTGGGGTCTACGGGCGGGAGCATTGCGTGTGACATTGTGGCTGTCCTTTCGTGGTGTGCTGAACAGGTGTCAGTCTACACGGGAAACGCCCCGCAACTGTGTAAGTTGCGGGGCGTTCCGGGAGCGCCACACTGCCCGATGGAACCTACTTAGGAGAAGGTTACCGTTACAGTGTACACCGGATCGCCCGGCGATTCCGGCGAACCAATGGACACAACCTGCGTGGTGCCGGTAACGGGCGGTTCCGCCGATGGTGCTGCAATGGTGGTGAGGATTTCGCCCTGGTCCGGTCCCACAACCTTGACGTCCTTCGCCACAATGTCGCCGTGCGCGTGAGGCACGGTGGCAGTGTAGGAGGTGGTACCGACTGCGAACGTGGGGGACACGGCCGCACCGGCGATGGTGATCGAGGTGATCAACTTGGACACAGGCCAGTTGGGTACCACAACACCGGAAACAGTGAGCGACAGTGCGGCACTGGTGATGCCGTCCTGCATGATGTTGTCCGCGTTCCGCCACGTCGAGGTGGCCGTGACGGACAGGGTTCCGCCTTCGTCGCCGCCCACGTGCAACACACCGTACCGGGTGATGTAGGTGTGGTTGGACGTGTTGCCGGTGAGTGCCCAGCGCACGCCGTCGTTCGGACCACCGGCCGGGGTGGTGTCCGACTGGGTGAACAGCGAGTAAAGCTCGCCACGGGTAACCGAGGTGGGCACGTTGCCGTCCCTGTCCGTGATCGTGATGGTCTCCACACTGGTGACCGGGGTGATGGTGACGGGCACCACGTCGCCGGGGCCGGTCCAGAACAGGATCGCCGGAACAAACCGACTAGCCGAAATGACCTGCCAGTGGTGCAGGAAGTAGTTGTTCTGGAGTGCGACAGGGTTCCACGCCGAGGTGGTTTCGAACTGCTGGTCCGCAACGACGAAAAAATCCTTGGTGGTGAGGATGGCTTGTGCGCCGGTGATCCCGAAGTCGTCAACGAGGACGGTGCGGGTCGCCATTTCGGCGCGGTCAATGTTGAACGCGCCGGCGAGGGCGTCAACATCAATCGCTGCCTGGAATTCGGGGGTGGAGATCAGGATCATGTCTTCCGGCTTCGCCGAAACCGGCATGTGCGCCGCGTTGTAGTGGGTGGACATGAACTGGAGGCGGCCGGCAAGGGCGCGCGCCGTTTTCAGGATGGTCTGGGCGTCCGTCTCCGACCCCTGCAACGTGGCGATGTTGGGGACGTTGACCTTGAAGAAACCACCGTTGGATGCGTACTCGGGCAGCAACTGCCGCATGAGAAGGTACTCGTCCCACTGGTCCGAGGTCATGGGTGCTTCCATGAGTTGGTTCACGAACGTGGTCAGGCCGTTCGGGTCAAGGAACGCCCGGTTCAGGAGCGGGGTGTTGACCGTGATCGGGTAGTAGTTTTGCCGGTTCACGGTGTGGAAGTTGGCTTCCACGTCCACACGGTACGTCCCGAAAATGTCCTTCTCCAGCGACTCGCGGTCCGGGTCGTAGGTGCGGGCCGAGATGAGGCCGGACTGGATTTCTTCAATCGTGTCACCGTAGGTGAGGAGGCCGCGCTTGAACTGTGCGAGCGGGTTGGTCCACGAGTTGTTCCGCGCCACCACCAGGCCGATACGGTTAACCAACGAGTCGAGGAATTCGTTGTAGTGGGGACGGTACTTGGTGAGCTGGTTCAGGGTGTCCTGAATGCCGGCCTTGGTGGCGTTCGGGATGCGCGCCTGGTAATCCGGGGACGCGTCATTTTTGATGCGGTTCAGCAACTCCCAGTTGGGTGTTGGCTTGAGCGGACGAATGTCCTTAACGGCCATGGTGGACCTTTCCTACGTAGGTGTGTTGCACTCGAGTACAGTCAAAGTGTAGCGGGTGTTACTGTTCGTCGCCTTCGAACATGCCGTCAATGCCGTCATCGTCGCTGTCGTCGCCGCCGTCCCCTTCATCACCACTGGTGGTGTCCTCAGAGGCTTTGGAGGACATGAGGTCGTAGTTGATGGCTTTGAGACGCGAAATTTCTGCATCACGCCCGGCAACCTCCTCCAATGAGTTACCCACTGCACCGTCAAGTTCCGCAATTTTGGCGTCAGCGGACTGCGCGTAGGCGTCGCGGTCGTTGAACTCACGTGTCAGGTCATCGTAAATGCTGTCACTAGCTGTCCCGACTCGCATACTCTCTACAAGATCGTGAAACTTGGCCATGGCCATAATCTCCTAATTTCTCTCGGTTAGTGTGGGCAAAGTGAAACCCCTGCCAGTGTAACACCGGCAGGGGTTTCGATTTCGGATGATGGTGTGTTGTACGACTAAGCTGCGGACTCGCCCCACCATGGGTCCACCCAAGGATTGCAATCCATGGCGGGAGCCGGACAACACCGTTCCAACATCACGTCTCTAGGCCGAGACCCTCGGCAGGGGATTCCTCGTCAGTTGAGGGATGAAAGGTGTTTTCGTGGAGGCTGTCAGTATCAGCGTACTTACCGTATTCCTCGTTGAGCTTGATCTTAGTCATGAGGTCCATACTATTCACCACTCTCCTCAAAGAGTCCGTGGCGGCCGGCGTATTCTTCGATGGCGACGCGTACCAGGTCTGCCATGGTGAGCCGGACGGACCAGCGGTAGTCCTCCAGCTTGTCGTGCAGTTCAACAGGAATTTGGGCGGAAACCTGTTTCGTTTCCGTCTTGGGGGTCTGCTTCGTGGTCATGATGTGCGGTTCCTTTCGTGGTGTGTGGCTCTGGTGTTGAGTTTAGCAGTTATTACATGTCCAGTGTGAACGAAGTCCCCGTCAGCACAATACCTCCCGGTACTCGTTTTGGCATCAATTTGCCTTCCAAGTGTTCACCCCGGTACTCGATACCTTCCGCAGGTATCACCTTGCCGATGCCGAAGTCCTCAATTCTGAGGGTTTCCGCCAAACGTTTGGGTAAACCGGCCACGTGCACCTCAAACTCACCATCCGTTTTGTGTTCGATGTACCGTTTGGGTGCCTGGAACTTGGCTTCCGTGAAATCGTACTCATGCTTCCACGCGCCAAGCTTGGACTTGTGAACCTCCAGGCCGATCGGCTCGTCCGTGGTCAACAGGTGCAGCGAGTCCGTGTCCGCATAGGCGAACGTGGTGTAGTTCGCTTGCGCGGCCCGGATGGTTTTATCCCTCGCGTACGCGGTGATGAACACCCCCATGGCCGTATACACGGGATCACGGGTTTCGGGTTCGCCCATTTTCAGGGACACTATCCCGTCCTCATAGACAGGGTATTTGCCGGTGACGTCAGGGTTGGTGGCGAACTTCCCGTACAGGCTGTTCAACATCAGCTTGGCGAGCTCCCGCATGGCACCGGTTGATTCTTCTTTGATTTTCATCCACTTTTCGATGTAGTCGTTGAAAAAACCGGTCTGCCCTTTGAACAGCCACCCGTCCTCCGCTGCCAGGATGTCCAGGTGGTAGTGCTCCTGCCAGAGGTCAAGGTCCACGTTCGTGCATGTCAAGGTGATAGGGTCTTTGATTTCACGTTGATACTCGACGGCGTTGAACCGGGAACTGTTTTTGATCTGGATGCAGGGCAGGTGCCCGCGTTTCAGTTTCGCCGTGAACGTCAACGTCACAATGAACAACGGATAGTCCTTGGTGACCCGTGGCATCCCTTTACAATGCACCGGCTCCCCATACGGGAGGACCTCCGAATACATGACGGAAGGGTAGAGGCTGTTCACGTCGAACGTTTTGCCGGCCTTCACGCGCTTGCCGCGTATGCGGTGGTCCACATAACACCACCCGCCCCGGTATGCCTTCCGTATCTCCGAGTCCACCTCGTCATTCAGGAGGGGAAACAACCGGTCGAACAGTTTGCCTCCGGTCACTTGTTTGTATTCGGCCAGAGCGTCCGCGCCGGCCGTCAACTTCACCATGCCCTGCTCAAGCTGGGTTCGCATGGCCTTCGCCATGATCAACACATCAGCGCAAAGGTAAGACAGCTCGTCGCGGGTGAGCTGGTGCCCGAGGGGCCGGTAGGTGTGGTAGTTGATTTTCTGTTTCTGGACGGGCAGTTGGAACGCTTCCGCGATGCGTTCCACACTGAACGGGAGCTTCTTCATGGAGTCCCGGAACTCGGTCACCACGTTGCTTTTACCCCACTTGACCTTGATCGAGTAGAACTGCCCCATGTCGCTGATCAGGGTGGAAAACTCGTACGGGCGCAGGTAACGTTCCGTGGTGTGCTGGTACCCGCGCTCAAACAAAGCATTGAAAATGAAGTTCCCGTCAAACTTGAGGTTATGGAAGTAGACGGTGGCGTTGCCGATGTCCATCATGGCACCGATGAACTCCTCCATGGTCGTCCCGTGGTTCACGTCCCATGCGGTGTCGGCCGTCCAAATGTCAGCCAGACCCCAGGACCACACACGGGAGTGACCGTCGATGGCTACCTGGTTGGCTGTGGTCGTTTCAAAGTCAGCCACCCAGTCTCTGTTTTTCCGCCCAGCCAATTAAGCGGCCCAGGTTTCCGTGGGTTTCCTGTAGTTCGTCATGTGACATCGCTTCCATGTCCCGGGATTCTTGCATCCTTTTGATCAGGTATTTCGTGGACGCTTCTTCCACGAACCCTGAGTGGTTGAAAAGAATATAGAACTTGTCCTTGTCCATCGCTTTGACCCTTTTAATCAGGTCATGCGCTTCCAGTTCCGTCAACAAACCGACCGCCGATTTGAGTTGTGACCGGTACTCGCGTTGCTGCGCTTCCGGTGTGGCACGGTCCCGGAGCATCTTCTCCAGACGCTTCAACGAACCCTCACCGTTGATCTGCCACGGCTGAAAATTTTTGGGCTCCCACGGGTTGTTCACCGCCGGGTTGGACCCCCGTCGCCGGCGCGGTGCCAGGACGTCCCGGCGTTCCTTCACGGACTGTTGTGCAACCACCTTGCCCTTGTCGTCCACAATGGGTGGGAGCATTATCCCACCCACGGCCGCCGCCCGGGAGAGCTTCTGGTTGTTGAACTTGCGTTCAGCCTTTTTGAGTTGTCGGTACTTGGCTATGGGGAGGGGTTTGCCGTGCATGTCGGCAACGAATTGTGTTTTGCGTCCAACGAACTGGTCTAGTTTCGCGATGTAAGCGAGCAACTGTGGTTTGTTGTATTTCGCAATGTTCGTTGGTTCGCGGCGTATGTCATGTTTGGTCCCTGACAGTGCCACGCCCTTAAGCTCATTACGCCTGACTTTCTGCGTTGCCGCTTTGTGACGTGCCATGGCTTGCGCCCTGAGATGTTTGAGACCATCGTCCATACATGACCGAGGCACCACACTAATGTGTGGTGCCTCGCCCCCTCCCCGCGCTAAGTTGGTTTACTTGGCGAGTTTAGCCGTGAAGTACTTGCGGGTACCGGTGCCCTCCTGCGACACGCTCAACTTCACCGGGGCCGGCCAGGTGCGGGGGTGGCCCAGGATGCCCATGAGGTTGGTGATGTCGCGGTACAGCGGGGCACTGAAACCGTGGTATGCCTTGCCGTCCTTGGTGAGGAGGATCACACGGGGGACGGTCTGGAGTACGCCCGTCTGTTCGTTGGCCAGTTCGGACACCTGGATGATGATGTCCACAACCTCGAGCGGCTTGTTCAGCACGGTTGAGATGGACTCGCTGCCCTGCATTGCTTCGAACACGCGGACCTTCGATGTGAAGTCGTCTGTCGTGATGGAAGAGAAGAAGTTAGGCCCGGTGGTTCCGAGTGTCGCAACTTCATTACGCAGGGTGTCGGTGGATACAGCTACAATTTCGTTAGAAATTTCAGACATTGTGGCGTCTCGCTTTCGTGTGGTGTTTGCCGGTTTGTTCCGGCGACAAGTAAGACACTAGCACAGGTGTTGCGACTGTCAACACGGTTTAGAAATATTTTCGTGTAGAACATTTCTAGTGTTGAAGTGTAGACGTGTAAGTGTGTAGTGATGTAGAGTTGGTTGTATCAGGACGGAACGCCACCAACTTAGGAGAAGTCATGCGAAGCAAGAAGGAAATCAAAGGGCAAGTCGAAATCATGATCGACATGCACAACAAGCTCTCACTGGTACACGTTCCCGGACGCGAACACGAATACAAGCTCGAAACCCTTCAAAGAGGAATCGCGCTCCTCAACTGGGTACTCAAAGACGACGCCGTGGAACTCTGATGTGGGACACGATCATCGGGTACACCATCCTCGCCAGGCTGCATCCTCGGCACCATCGCCCTTATCTGGAAAGGTGAATGAAATGTCACAACTACAAGAGGTTCAAGTCTTCTCCCGGAAATCCGATGACAATCGCGAAACTTTCCCCGGACGCACCGTTGGAAACTGGTTGATCGTCAACAGGGGACGGCACCTTCTCTGGTGCATCTACGACGCCGGCACCGGCCTACAACTACTCTCCACAGCACCGAGTCTCAAAGCGGCCCGCGCATTCATTACCGAACTCGACGAAAAGGGATTAGGCCTCGTCCTTAGCGGTCGTGAAGAGGGGATTGTGTGGGGAGACGGTAAATCATTCACATATGACTCCATCGCAGAAATCGGCAAGCTCGTGGGCGAACGCTACCGGACGTGGAGGTGAATGACCATGCTGTACGCACTCATCGACATCGCACTCCTCACCCTGCTCGGAACCCTCATAGGGCTCCTCTACCGGGTCAACCACAACTACCCACAACCCAGGCACCGGGCATGAAAGTCCTTGTCGCCTGCGAATACTCCGGCCGCGTCCGGGACGCGTTCATCAACGCCAGGCTGGTACGCCCTCATACGAGCGTGGTCCAAATGGTGAAACTCGACACAGCACTCAACGAATTCTGGACACTCCTCGCAGAAACCTACCTCAACCGCTTCCGCCAAACAGGGTCCTACTGGGAACTCACCCAATACGTCAACGCACGAGAACACATCAACTAACCGTCCACTGGGGGACAAGATCATGAACGCACGCACCGCCGCAAAAATCCACAACGGGTCCATCAACACCATAACTCGTGACTCGATACCCGCGCGCAAAGTGCACGCCGGTATGCACGTCAAACTCTCCGACGACGGACCCGTCTGGACCGTCCTGGACAGGCACCCCGTCAAAGGGCACTGGTGGCTACACCGATGGGAGGATAAAGACTGGGTCACAACCTCGGCACGCTACAGCGCCATGCGGCAAGTCGTCCTGGTCCAGTCATGATCAAAGCACCCGAATTCCTCACGCCGGGGGACAAAGTCCGCGTCAACGGCACCACGCACGGGCCTTTGGAGCACGCGCGCGACTGCGGCGACGTGGGAGCCGTCCACTACGTCGCACCCATCGGACCGGAGCCCGTCGACGGGCAACACACAGCCATCTACGTCAAATTCCCCGACGGTCGACACGAATTCTTCTACGGACCCGAACTGGATTTACTGACATGACCACCGAGCACATACACGCCTATGGACACTTCACTGACAGCTTCGGCAATCCCTACCGGAAGTGCGCGTGCGGATCAATACTGCTCGGCAGGTCCGACCAATGACCACCGAGAAAGGTGTCTGCCCTGGATGCGGACACACCCTCTACTGGTCCTGGGAACAGATACGCTGGATACACCAAAACACCCGAATGCAAGACTGCCACACAGAAACTTAGGAGACGCAATGCAGGTTACGATCAAAGACCACCGGTCCAACCGTACAAGCCATCCCGTCGAAACACACGAACTCTTCGACACCTTCCACGAACTGCGCGGACCCAAACGAGGCCTACACTTCCCCGAACGTGCCCGCGAACTCACAGAACACATCGTCAACTCCATGACCGCCATGCGCGTCGGCGACTGGACCACCATCCACGACATCGACGGAAAGCCCGAATACACAGTCACGGCGGTGCAGAAATGATCGTCAACGAACTCATCGCCGAACTACTCAAAATGCCACCAACGGCCGGATTCCAATCATCCGACACACCCGCACGCTTCGGACCCATC